CTCGCTACGGATTCTGTAAGGAATATGGAGGTTTTCATAGATTTATATTAAATATTCAGGGATGTTATTATATTTGGTCGTCAGATATATCGGGATGGGATCGTTCGATTCCCGTTATGGATGATTGGTATAATATTCGGAATAAGTTCCTGAAATGTCCGAAGTTTGATTTAAAATTACGTGATTTTGTCACATTAAACACTGTTAGATCGTTTGTAGTGGATGAAGACGGCGTAGTATTTGAAACGTGTATAGGAAATAGAAGTGGTAGTAATAATACAACGACAGATAACTGTGGTTGTCATATTATCATTATGTTTTATATGCTTATTAGATTATTTTATATTAAAAATGGTGTTTTACCAACATATGAGCAATGTTTTGCTCAGATGGTGAACGTCATGGGAGATGATAACTTGTCTGGGTTAGATGAGGAATTTTGTGTCCCTGGTATGAAACAGTTTATAAAAGATACGTATGCTGAATTTGGTCTGCTTGTTAAGGAATCTGCTTTTAAAGAGGTGTATCGTGAAAATGATATGTCAATTTTAGGGTTTGAGTTTCTTGGTAGTACGGTTGGATACGACACGCGAACGAATAGGTATATACCAATACCTCGTGTACGAAAAGTTTGTTCCTCTTTATTATATTCTTCTTCTCGACTTTCAATTGATACTTTTTGTCAGCGTTTGATAGGATTGTGTGTTTTATGTTATGCACATGAAAAACTTATGGAGATAATTACTGATGCCATAGGTTATGTTGTTCAAAATAGTTTTAACGAACTTTCTTCATCTACATTACTTCAATTAAATGATATTTTGGTTGACATTCATTCTAAGGACTATTTAGTCCATGGTTTTGAGTGAAGATAGTTTTACAAAACAATACACTACCAGTTTGGTTTTACTGGTGGAGGTGGAGGAGTGTAAAATTGTAATGTTAACATTTGAACAATTTCTTGCTAAACATGCCACAAAATATGCTGGCTTATCAGACACTGAAAAACGAACCCGATATGCTGACTATAAGTCAACTTTTTCCGCTGGTAACGGTAAAGCGCGTACTAAAAATGTTCGTAAGGTTTCGAAAGCAGTCGTTCGACCAGTTCGACGATCTCAACCTGTTGAGGTCCCTTTTCTATCTCCTTGTGCGATGAGATATTTGAAAGCTTTAAATGATCCGTTTGGAGACTTTACGGAGTTACCGTGTATTCCGGATATGATTGCACTTCCTAGTCATAAGTTTTCTACTATAGCTAGAGGTGTTTTCACCGTGGGCACAGGAGGTGTTGGATACATCTCTGTGGCACCTAATACTTGTGCTAGTGATCTCATATATGGGTTCACTACTGTGGGTACTTTTACTCAGAATACATACCAAGAGATAGCGGTTGGGGTACAGTCGTTTTCGAATGATTCTCCTTTTCTCGCTACAGACCTGCTTGGATGCGACTCACGACTTGTTGGATGTGGGGTTCGTGTTTCTTATTATGGTCCTGAATTGACACGATCGGGTGTTGTTGTATTACATAGAGCTACTGATGGGGTTCAAATACCTATTGGTTCGACTACTACTACGCTTCTACAAACTCGAGCTACTGCTCAGGCAATGGCCACTCGTAAATATGAGTCGGTTAATTATCGTCCGGATGATCAGAATGATTTATCATATGGTCCGGCAGAGGCTCAGGATGCTCGTACTTTATTGATTGTGGTTTCTGGTGCTACGCCGGGTATATCATGGTCTTTTGAAGTTATTTCTCATT